CAGGTCAATGCCCGACGCGATCTGATTGCGGACGACCGCCAGCGGCAGATCCGCCTGGGACAGCACCATCGATTCCAGCCTGGAAAGCATGTCGCGCGGGCTGTTGCCATGCCCGGTCGACATCGAACCGTATAATATTTTTTGACACTCATTTATGCAAAAAAAGTAGCAGCCGGGTCATCCCTGCTGCTCTTTTTCTTTCTCAATAATCAGGACGCTCCGCTCGCATAATGTCCAAAAACGGTATCTTCCTCGTATCACCAAACCGCTGCACATGCACTCGCTTCGTGTCTGCGTCCAGCTTCGTGATCCTTCCGCGGACAGGTTCGTTGCGCCCCCAGATAGTCAACACGAGTTCGTAGCCTTCCTCCATGGCGTCATAAAGCCGGCCGGCGAGTTCGTCCAGTTCGAATTCGTCGCGAACGGGTCTTTTTGGCTTCGCCATCTTCGATTCCTCCCTATACCTTACAAGCGCCTCTTTGTGTTCTGGAATGATCATCCGGCTCGATTCCCAGAGTAGATTTGATCCGGGCGTCAGTTTGTTTGTCCTCATGCGGACTGTCTCCTCGTCGGCATGCACGCCAATATGCTGTCCACCCGAAACGTCCGCGGCGCTCCGGAAGTGGTGCAGAACGCGCGAACGATGCCATCCCGGACGTCGAGCACGCGGATTGTGCGCTGGGTGAGCCGGCCGTCAGCGGACTGGTAGATGATCTCGACGCGACGGCCGATGTATTTGGCGATAGACATGGGAGCGCCTCCCGAATGTGTACGTGTGATTCGATTATATGAGAACGTTTGTTTGGTGTAAAGGGAAGGGAAATCCCCGCCCATATAACTGGCGGGATCTTGACAAAACACGCATACTCACATACAATGAAGACATAATAAGTAAGGCAACAATAAGGCTGATGGCAACTCCCAGTGGGTTTGGCGTCAGCCTTATTTTATTTGTTAATCAACAAGTCATAAATCATCAATAATCTTCTAAAAGGGGAGGGCAAACTCCTGATTCCATCGGCTTTATATTTTTCTATTTTATCTTTAATGTACTCCCCGAGTTCATCACGATCGATTCTCAAACTGTTATACGAAACGATTTCAAACTCCTTATAGGGTTTGTGATTATAAGCAATAATTTCAGATAATGAGTTGGCTCTTATTTTATAGGTGTCAGATATTGAACGTATACAATATTCAGGAGTAGTAAATCTTGCTATTCTTTGTTTTAATTTTTCTTTTTCCGCTGGGTGTAGATTTGTTTTATCTATGTCAACGCCCTCAACATGTTTAAGAAATGGAATTCGAGAAGTACTGGCCTGACTAGCAACAAACCTAAGTGCAATATCTGTATGAATGACTCTACCGCCAAGAAAATAATCATAAACATACGACAATAAATCGGGCATTTGAAATATATAGGTTGTATCCCCCAATGCTACAACTATTTTTTCATCACCAATTCTTTTTTCAATATCTTCTAATTCTTCGGGTGACAATAATAAAGTGTTTAAACTACCTCTCTTTCCGCGATTAACAATAAGCTTCTTAATAACATGCTGATACTTTCGAACCTCGGATGGATGAATCCCTTGATCGATTTCAGTCATAATCTCACATATTAATTTATAGTTGTCTGTTTTAAGGACCGTATATTCACAACCAAGATCCTTATCAAAATATGTTTGCTCTTTTATTTCAGATAAGTCAGGCTCTCTTTCGATAATTATAATTTTTGAAGCCATTTGTTTAATTTCTTCTTTGGTTAAAGAGGAGGAAAAATCCCGTAGAATTTTTCTGACATTTCCATCTGTTAGAGAATAACCCATAAAGATAATAGGAGAGTTGATTAATAATGAAATGATCTTTGCACTAATTAAAATGGAGTTTTTTGAAAAGCGATCATAGTCTGTTTTCGTAATCACTATTGATTGGGGATCAGTTACGCACCCGTGAATTTTATATAATTCAGCCCATCCTAGAGTTGGTTCAAAAAATCCTTTTTGTCCTATGTATTTTTTGATACCATCGGGACTTTCAGAATTGATGGAATCCTCGATTAATGTATCATAATTCGTAGTAATAATAATTTGTGTTTTATTTAGAAAAGCTTTAAAGGCTTTATATTCTTCAGCCATCTCAGGTTTAATTTCATAGGTTGCGAATCGGTTAGCAATAGCCGCTTTAAATGGAGATATACCTGTTCTATATGCTTTCTCCTGGTCAAATCCGGGAATATCCAATTGTTCGTTAAAAAACAAAGTATTGAATCTATTCTCAATCTCGGACCCTGCAACAATATTCGTAAGGTAATCAAGGTCGTAATCTGAATCGGCGTCAGCATCTTTCAATTGCCGCTTAAGTGTATTTAGAAACCCATAAAAATCTCTGCCCTGCTTTAAAACATCCCAGAATTCCTTAAGCAGATCCTCCCATCCCGGGAAACCACTCAAATATCTTCTTGACATTCCAGAACCTATAAAGACAATTGGGTATTCATTCTTTTCTTTTAAAGACCTCAAAACCCTACTCATCTTGTCATCCTCCGCAAAAACCGTCATCTATCATGGTAATTCGAGATGTAATAATGTTTTTCCTTTTTTGCCAAAAACAAAATTCCCCGCCCAGCCGCAATGGCCGAGCGGGGATTTCGTTATTAACGAGGATTCGCGACAAGTTCGAACGTCAGCCATGCCAGCTCGTCCCTCGTGAGGGTCCGTTTCTGCGCCTTTTCGAGCCACGCTGTATCGGATATGATCTTGCGATCGAGCAGGGACTTGACACCGATCTCAATCCGTTGCCATTGGTAGTTGCTCAATTGCATTTGGTTGTCAGCCTCCTTATCATATTGTTTGAGTCCATACGTTTTGATAATCCCGACCAGCTTGGACGAATACGCCGGGTCCGTCGCGTAGCCGCAAAGTTGCAGTGCGACGCATTGCTCCTCGGGAGTCTTCGACGTTCGTACACGCGCGTACCGGGAGAGCTGGAACAATAGGTCTTGGTCCTTGTAGAAGTGGTAAACGGACTTGTATGCGCGGAAGTTGGCCGTCGTATCAACGCGCTGACCATTAATCACTTCCCACGTGCCTTTCTTGACGCTGCTGCCGTCCCACCACTCGTTAGGCTTGCCGCTACCGACTTTGATACCGCCAAGGTTGTTCCACGGATGGATAACGCCTCCCGTCTCGAGCAGGTTCTGTGCCAGCCGGACGGAAACAAACAACGGTGAGCCTTCCAACCGCGCGCGAATGGCATGCGGGGCCAAAGTCGCGAAAAACTGATCACGCGTCATTGGCCGTCACTTTCCTTACCCGGCGGCTCGACCGCCTTCCGCTGCATCTGGCCGGCGGCCGCCGCCACGAGGAAACCGTTCGCGATGGCGAGCACATACACGCGCCAGTCGGCGGGATCGGCGCCGAGCGCAAGCTGCGCGGTGATGAGTACCGCGCTGGCCACGATCACGGCATAGAGATCCGTCGGCAGCCAGCGGGCCGCGAATCGGTCGATGATGCTTTTTGTGTATTGCACGACGAAAAAGGTCAAAAGTGAAGCGCCCCCCATCGCGGAGAGCGCCTCCCAGGTAAAGAGTTGGTTTTCCATTATTGCTCAGCCTCCAATCGATCAATCCTTTTGTGCGCTTGCTTTGCGCTCTCTTCGACCCGCGTCACGCGCTCGGCCAGCAGATCGTAGCGCTGGCTCTGCGACTTGATCTCGACGCGCAGATCGTCCACGCCGTCGCGGATATATTTCACCGACGCCCGCAACTCTCCGTCCTGTTGTCCGTCTTGGCGCACTGTGCGAGATCGCCCGAGCCAGCCGAGCACAATCCCGGAAATAGCTGCGGCGACCGATATGGCCGCCGTGATCGTGATTCCGTCCATATGCACCGCTCCCCTCCAACATAATAGGCCCCGCCTATTCGGCAGAGCCTGCATCTTCTTCGCCCGGCGATTCCCCAACCGGATCAGCGACTGTCGGCTCATCGCCCCACACCGCGAAAATGGCGGAGCGGTACGGCTCTGGCACCTCGTCCTGCACTTGCTGTCGGCCAGCGGCGCTGTTCACATAGGCGCGGCGCCACGGCTCACCAATCGGGTGTTCGATGCCGTTGACATCGACGTACTGCTGACGCTTCACGCTGACCGAATTCGTCGTCAGCATGTCCAACGTGATTTTTTCAGTCGTTTCCGCCATCTCAATCCCCTCCTAGATTGTATATTTTCCAGATGCCCGAATGACAGAGCTGTCCGAGAAATGATCGCTTGTTGCTGTTGCGACAGATGCCAGAGAGTTACCGATTCGGATGACTGCAATGGTATTTGAATTATTAGAAACCCGGAAAACCACTCCGGTTGTTCCAGATGGAAGTGTGAATCCTGAGATAGATCCTACAATATCGACAATCGGACGGCTCGCATTCGATGTAAACGGCAATCCGGCAATGGTTGCGTCACCGGTAGCCGAGCCTTTTGAAGTCAGAACCATATCGATCTCCCAAAACACCACATTGCCGATTCGAGTATATCGTCCGGCACGGGTGGCATAAGTAATCCCCGCGTTCGAGCCGCCGAATCGGAGGTCCGGCGTCCAGTTGCCGGTTTCAATCGGAACATTTCCCGAATGCCATATATCATAGCTGTTATTTCCGACCCGATATTTAAACTCGCTGGCTTGAAGCCAGAGGTCAGCCTCGATTTCACCAGTAGACGGCGTGTATTTCCGCATTATAAGGCGTCCGGTCTGGTAATGATAGAAATAGGCCCCAACCAAATTCCCGTCTGGATTGTATAACGATATACCGGCATGGTCCTCAGAGGCCCTACCCTGAAACCGTTGAATCCCTAGAAACGTATTAACCGCTCCAAGAACCGGGAATTCATGCCAGTCCAACCACTGTTGATTGTTCGAATCCCACCTTCGAAAATAATTTCTTACGCCAATATGGCTGGCGAACTGTTGCGTTGCCCTGTAACTGGCGGGCTTGAACGTAATGACTTGCCCCGTGGCTTCAGGCCACCCTGCATTTACATCGCTGACCACAAACGTTGTAATGCCTATCGGGTAGTCAGTTCCGGGCACGGAAGCATTTCTTGTCGAGATAACATTGATACTTTGCGTAGTTATTGCATCCACTTCCGCCTTCCGCGCCACATCGTCCGATGCAGACGGCGCGCCAGCTTTGAACCGACCTGCCGGGTCCCGCTGAACCAGCGTATTCGGCGTGGCCGCGCTCGTGGCGCCGTGGACGCTGGTGGTGGCCGCTGTATGGTTGAGCAAATCCTGTGCTTCGGCCACCTTTTCCCGCAACTCTTTGAGCACCATATAGGTGCGATTCATCTGCCAGTTCCAGTAGTCGGCGGGCGGCTTCTCTCCAGCCTGCCAACCCGTGTTTTTCTTCGATGCAGGCGGCTCAATTCCGGGCGCATCCCATTGAGGCAACTGTTCATTAAATGGCATGGATCATCCCTCCTATAACGGTAAATCAGGCACAAGACCCGGCGAATATGCGGCGCCGAGCGTGCCGCCCATGGTCTGGTCAAGATCGGCAAATCCAGCATTCGGGTCTGATGGATCGCCAATAGCCCCATATTCAAAAGTGCCGGTTAGTTCAATCACACCGACACGGACACCAGCGGCGACGGTTTTCTGCACAATCGCGGCAAATTGTCTCGGATCCATCCCGACCGCATTGATCCGGTCGAGGGGGAGCGCGATCAGGGATATGGCCGCCGGCTCCGGCGCGATTGGATCTGCATATAGCTCCTCGATTTTGATTTCGCTCGGATCCGTGTCCAGAGCGGTCGAAAGCACCGTGATGATCGTGTTGATGTCGCCCTTTGAGAGATTCCGCGCGATTTTGGACTTGATCAGGATGCGGTAGATTTCATCCGTGGTCGCTCCGCGGTGTTGGGCGACGTTCTCCCCGATACGGTCCAGTGTTGTGCCCTCTGCCTTGTCAATGTCACGCCATTCCTCGACACGCTGAACGGTCTGTTCAAGCTTCGCCAGTTGATCGGCCAGAATCGCCATCAGCTTGCCGATGTTCGATTCCGGGTCTTTCCGGAATACATCCGTCAGCCGGCGGAGCATGTCCTGGACGGTGATCATGTCGCATGCACCACCTCGATGATCGCATGCGACGTTTGCGCAACCTCTTGCTGATCGATGGAGACGTTCGCCTGCGCCCATGTTGTGCCGTCCGTGGACAGTTCGACCGTGGCGTCCTCGATGCCGGCGACTTTGTACACTGCCGCGATCAATCTGGAGTGGATGACGTCGTCGCCCATATTCAGTCCGACATATAGCTGACCGTCGTAATCCTCGCCGCCGATATAGCGGATGATCGCGGATTCCACTTGCACGTCGCCGTCAACCGGGTATTGGTTGTTCGTGCGAACCATGACCCGGACGTAGATCGGCACTTCTTCGGCGTGGGAAAAGCGGATCGTGTGCGGATTGCCCGAAATATCGTTGATAACGACGCTTTCGGTTCCGTAGCTTTCGATGCCCGCGGCTTTCGTGTTCAAGATCGTTTGCCCGATGTCCTCAGGATCTCCGCCGAGTACAAACGCCTCAAAGGACTTCGGCGGCCGTCCGGCTGCATCCGTTGACATGGAATTGTTTTCGATCACGACGGCCGCACGGACGCCCGGAGTACGAAGGAGTGCCGACCGAATGCTGTCGATCGTAGCGGCGCCACCGCCGGCTGTCGACTGCATAAAGCGCTCCCGAAACTCCTGGTCCGTCTCTTTGTTCTGTCCGCCGGAGGTCGGTTCCGGATTGGTGACGCTCGTTATATTGGCGTTCGGATTCGTTATTACGGTGATGGAGCCGGCCGCCACGTTCCCGATCGTTCCCGGTTCCAGCGCCCGGATCTCGCCCGTGCCGACGCCGCTGCCGTCCAATGTGATATCTTCGACCGTCTCAAACACCACGCCGGCAGGCGTCTCCACGCGGAACCCGGCCGGCTCCGTATGCCCCGGCGTGCCGGTGAGCTGGATCGTCCCTGTCGCCCACGTTTCCAGTTTCCGCGTGATGCCAACATACGGTCCGAGGCGATCGAGCTGCACGCCCTCCGCCGTGTTCACATACGCGCTGTAATATGTGTTTTCGGTGACCTGCCAGACTTTCGACAGGAACCACGCCACGATACGCAGCAGGATGCCGAGGAACGAACGTTCGGACGTGTTCACGTTTTCCCCGAACCGCGCCTTTGCCTCCGTCTCCATCTCCGCGAATATTTCAGCGTATGTGGGCCTCTTGAACCCCCTCGCATCAAGCACCGATCTCCACCTCCCCGTCGATTGATTCGCCGCTGACCGCTGTCGCCCGGAACGCCGCGGTCAGTTTCCGGTTTTTCAGGTCACGTTCAATCCGGATGTCCTCAACGCTCTGGATCCGCTCATCCTGCATAGCGCCGCGGATGATTTCGGCGCGCATTTCCTCGTCGCTCGGCTTTTTGCCGACGAATGCCGCATGCCGGATTCCGATTTCCGGGTTCAGAAACCACTCGCCCTGATTCGTTTGCATGCCGATGTAGACCGTCTGACGGAGCTCGTCGGCGCCCTCCACCATGACCATATCGCCTTTTTCAAAAACCAGGTCGCCGTTATGCAATTTGAGATCTTTCACAGAACCAACCTCCCCAGAATGACCGCGTCATTCAGGCTGTGATGCCTACTCGAATCGGGAAGCACCGGACGTCCGCCGCCGGCAAGAACCGCATCCAGCGCCCGCTCGGAGAATGCGACGAACACGACATCCCCGGGTTGGTAGACAGGCACATACTCCCGCGGGTCTCCGCCTTCAACCCGGAAACGTTGCGCCAACACAGGCACATTCTGGACAACCGGAAGCTCCTGCGGCGGCCGGCCGACTTCCTTCGTTTTGTGTAGGGGTTGGATCGTGGCTCGCTTTCGCGCTTCGTCGTAGCTGACGATGCGCGCTGGCATTGCGGTGTGGAGGTTCAGCAGGTGCTGCCGTATGAAGGTTTTCAGGAATTCATCAGCGTCCGGCACTTTCGATCACCTCCCACTTTCGATCACTTCCGCTGTCGTCAAGAATGTGTCCATGTTGCATATATGCTGTCCACGCCGGACCCGAAAGCGACCGCGCACGAATTTCGACTCAATGTCGATGATCGACGCCGTCGTGATCCGATGCTGCAGTAGGCATTCAACATGATAGCCTTTCGTGCCATCGGCTTCCTCGAATCGATCCGGGCTTCCGACCAAGCCAGTGTCGTTCCGAAGCACGAACCGCGCGTCGTCACCGTCAGTCAGCGGGCGGATGTGCAGTTTCCCGCGGTTCATGTAGCAGGCGGCACCGCAGTCTTTCGCGACCTCTTCGATGTGGTCAATGATGGACCCGGTGACGGTGTATCCCTTCGCATATACCTTGTTTTTCGGCAGCCGGAATGCTGCAACCGGAACCTTCAGGAGCGGAACAAGGTCCTTCAGGATGGCCTGCCCCGTCACGCCCGCGGCATATGCGCGCTTCTCAAGCTTGATGCCGGAAAGGTCAGAGCTGTCCAGCACATAGATGGTCGTCACCTTGTCCGGTCCGTCCTTTCGTGTCGAAACATAGGAGACCCGACCGGACAGCAGCAGGCCGACGTCTCCCTCATATCCGGCGTTTATCGTCAGCACGTCGTTCCGCTTGATGCGACTGATGGTGTCTTGCGTCAGGTTGTAGATGCGGATCACGCTCTCGTTCGGACTCGCGTCGTCGTCAAACGGGACATCAAACTCGATATAGAGGTCTTTCGACCGAAACGTTTTTCCGCTGACATTGACCTCGACAACCCTTCGGAATTGTTCCATCTACTCCACCACCTGCAGGAACACCGTTTCCCCCATGTTTGCATACCCGACGCGCGTTTCCAAACCGGCATCATCCCGGGGAACCAACTGGAGCACCGGGAACCGTTGGTCAAACACGTCGACGAAAAGCGGCACACCGTAGACCAGCTTTTCGCCATACACAAGCGCCTCGCCGTCCTTGTAGAGGTCGACAGTAAAAAAATCGAAGTCCGCATTATAGCGGACTTCCATTTCAAAGGGCTCGGCGCCCAACAGAATCTCGAACCGATATGGCGTTTGGTCTTTCTGAATCGGAACGTACATCAGGCGACCCTCACCTTCTGGCCGATCTGCAACTTCTTCGGATCAATGCCGGGATTCAGCTTCAAAATCGCCTGCCACGTCGTTCCGTACTTAGGCGCGATGGAATACAGCGTCTCTCCGCGCCGTATTGTGTGCATTTGGGGTGATCCCGCAGCCGGCTTATTGGCGAGTTGCTGCTGCCCCGCGCTCGTCGTTGGCTTGACCTGAGCCATCATGACCGGGTCATTCAAAAACGGTGCATAGGACGGCTTTGCAATCCGAACTTGTTGCAGGGTCGCCGTGAATCGGCAGCCGTTCGCGACTTCGAAATCATGCTCGGTCTGTATATCAGCGATCAGAACCTTGCGAAACGCATTCCGGCCGATATAATCCAACTGCTGGCCATTCATCATCGCGAGAACCAGTTTTTCTCGGATGTTCGCGGCATTCGGGCCGAGAATCTTCCCGGTGATCGTCATGGCCGTCGGAAGACGCTCGACATTGTCGGTCAGGGATATGTCATCCTCGACAGGGTATTGCGTTATATTCACGCTATGATGTGGTACCTCCGACGTCACATGGATTTGATGTCCTCCGAGCATCGCCATGACTCACACCTCCCGGATCGCAGGGTATTTCATCCGCATGCTGCGCCAGAACTCTTCCAGCCCTTCACGTGCGCCTTGTTTCGCCGCTTCTTTGACGATGGACGTACCGCTGGCCGCCGCGGCTGCCGATACATTGACATTGATCGTTACATTGGGCATCGAAGCTGATGCCTGCGTTGCCTGCCGAGTATATGCTGCATTCTCGGCCTTTGTCAGCACGCGCTCGCCTTCGTGCAGACGTGCGATGTAGTCATCATGCGGTACATACGGCAGGCCGTCCGCGTGACCGGGAATGCCGCCCACAATTTTGTCTTGCATCCAATTGCGCGTCCGATCCCACCAGCTTTGTTTTGGCGCTGCCGAAATTGCGCCGCCTGTGAAAAGTGGCTGGTCGCTCGGTTTGGACTCGAGTTTGCCGTAGAAGTTGACGACCCGGTTCATCCGCTCCTGCCGAGCCTTTTCTTGCTTCTCGATCGATTTTTCGGATTCACCTAGAATTGCTGCACTTGTTGCAGTAGCTAATCCTGCGGCTGCCTTTACAACTGGCGGCCCGGGAACCGCCGCCGCAGTTACTAGACCCGCCAGAATCGGGTGGTCTTTTGCCGCTTCTCCTAGACCGGTTACAAGTCCTGATCCTATTGTTTTTCCAAGCAAAATACCGATCTCGGTCAATTGTTTTGTAGAAGCTTCGAGTATCTCTTTTGTCCACTTTACAAAATTCCTTGCGCCTTCCTCGATCTTCGCCTTCCCGCCACTGTCATACCAGGCCTTGAACTTCCGCTCAATGTCCGAGAATACATATTCGATCTTCTTGTTGAAGGGCAACTGCTGGAACTCCTCGTTTTCGAGGTAGTTCGATCGAATATATTCGAACGCGCGTTCCCCTTGCCGCAGCAAATAGTCGAAGCCCTCAAACGCGGTTTTTTCAAGCGCACTCCCCCAACGCTGAATCTTGTCGTCGTTTTCCTCGATCCAGCGATTGAGGTTCGCAAATCTCGGTTTCAGCGCCCGCGCCAGACCGTCCCCCCATCGTTTCACGACGACAAGGTTGAATGTTTCCAGAATCTGATTTTTCAGCCCATCTAACGAATCTGCTTGCTTCTGCAGCATATCCGGGAACCGCTCATTCATGCCCTCGATCAGCATTGCAATTGCTTTGTCCGCGGGGATCAGACCATTCGAGGTCATCTTCATGAGTTCTTGCGTCGATTTCCCCATCTTCTGCGAGAGGATTTCCCACGCCGGGATGCCGGCTTCGGTCAACTGAAGCATTTCTTCAGCGCTGACCTTCGACTTCGCCTGCATTTGCCCGATGGCAAGGCTGATTCGGTCGATCAGATCGGTACCGCCCCCAAGGCCGGCCGCAGCGTTCCCAATGGCCGTCAGGTAGGGAATGATTTGCTCCTGGCGGAAACCGAAGGCGAGCATGCGCTTCGCTGCATCCTGGACGCCTGCAACATCGAAAGGCGTTTCAACCGCGAACCGGTTCATCTCATCGATGAACTCGCGGGCCTTTTCTGCCGACCCGAGCATCGTTGTAAACGCAATTTCCGCCTGTTCGAACTCGCTGGCCATCCGCAAGGGATTCATGAGGCCGTACCGGACGGCCCCGTAAGTCGCCGCCCCTCCTATGATCATCCCCGGAAGCGAAAATGGTGCCCGGAGGAGTGACGTTCCCATACGCCAGAAGCCGCCTGTCATGCTCCGGCTGATGTTATTCAGAGCATCGCCGAAACGCTGAAATTTCCTCCGGCTGCGATCCGCCTCGTCGCCGGCGTCTTTCGTTTCGCGTTTCAGTCTCCGCGCCTTGTCGCCGGCATCGTCCAACGAAGACGACATCTCGCGTCCGGCTTTTTTCATGTCTTTGCCGAGGTCTTTGACTTCCTTGTCGGCCTCGGCAAGCTCTTTTCCAAGCTTTTTCGCGTCGTCCGTCGCATCTTCGAGATCATCCTCGAACTTTTCAACCGAGCCGCCGAGCATGGACTTCTTGATGTCGTCTAGTATTTTGTCGAGCCGTCGCAGCGGCGCATCATCGATTTTCCATCCGACCTCGGCATATAGCCGTCTCAAGGCTTCACCGGCCACGGGAATCCACCTCCTCTCCGCGGGAACATATCAAGCGCAGCGCTGGCTTCCATAATTCCGTCCCAGTCCATCAGATCGACCTCGGATGGAGGGATGCCGCCCTCGAAAACCAGACGCCAATATAAAAAGCGCTTGCGCGCTTCATGCTCATAATAGTTGGGCGGTCTATCTGGGATTGTGCAGAAATCGAAAGGCTTCTTCGAATACATCCTCCATGATGTCGAGATGTTCGTCCCAGAACTCCCAGTTCGTGCGCGGAGACACGATCACATGCTCCATGATCTGGCCGTAATACTTTTCGGTCAGCAGGTTGCCGTACCGGTCCTTGCTTTCGTCGGCCATCTGCAGAGCTTTGCGAACGCCCGGGAACTGGAATGTGAATTCGATTCCGCCGATCGTGACGGTCTTCTGCTTCGGTTTCTTGATTTCGCTCACGAATCATCCCTCCCATGAAAATAGGGGCCGACGCCGGCCCCTTATTCTTGCGTATAGTCGAAGACCTGCAGCTGAAATGCCCGCGACTCGATCGAGTTCGAATACGTGGTCTGAGCCGGCCTGAGTACGCGCGCCTGCGTACCGCCGATCTTTTCGCGCGGCGTGTTGTTTGAGATCACCCACACCGAAACGATCCGTTTCGATGCAGCCAGCCGGTTAAGATACGACACCGACGGCGACGTTTGCTGTAACGTGATCGTGATGTTTCCGAGCGGGTTATTGACCTCGCTGATCCCGACGTCACCCTGTGCGCCAACCGACGTTTGATAAGTGTCCTCCGCCTTCTCGCACTCGACGAACGAGCCTTCGGCGAATCCGGTGATATATACGCCGTCAACGACGACGGTCACGTTTTTTGCGTCATACGAATTGATCATTTCCTGTCAACCCCCTTTACACCGTAATGGTGCCGTGGATTGTCGCTTCATGTACGGCCCCCGCCAGCTCAAACGTAAACGTTGCGCCGGTGTACTTCCGCTGCGCACGATCGGACGGATTGGTTTCTTCCCGTGTCGGGAAGTCCGTCGAGTACAGCGGCAGACCGTCGGCATCTTCGGCGATGATGCCTTGATTGAATCCGGCGCGCAGAACATTGACGGTGGCCGCCTCAAGCTGCGCAATCCCAGCGTTCGTGTACGGGATTTTCGGCGAGTTGTTGAGCAGGTTCTGGATGGCGTTCTCGATGTTGATCTGCACCCAGTCCTTCGACATGATCACGTCGATGAACTCGCCGCTCACAACGATGCCCTCGCCCGTCCGCGGCTGGCCGCCGCGCATGACATAGACGTTGCCGCCGGCCGCATTCACACTCTGCACGGTCGAAAGGCCTATGTCGTCGGCCGTGATGCCGATGAGCTGCGCGAACTTCCACGTCACGGATCCGACCGGCTGCGACCCGCGGGCACCCACCCAGGCGGCATCCGGGAATTTGTTTGCTTCGGTGCTGTGATAAATCACAAACGTCCGGTCGTAATCCTGAGCTTTCAGGACAGCCAGATCTGCCTCGTCGCCGACCCGCGTCGCAAACATCTTGAAGCCCTTGCCTTCCACAACGTCGGCAAGAGCCTTGATCGTCGAGACATCCGATTCCGTGGTCAGCAGGAAGTACCAGTCCTTGTCCCAGACGCTTTGCAGCGTAGCAACCGGATCCCCACCGTCGTCATGTGCCACGACAGCAAACACGGCCGGCGAATTCTGGCCCTGTCCTGTGAGTGTGGCGGCCATCTTGTAGACCTCGGTCGACGGGCCGTAATCGGCGCTCAGACCTTCCAAATCGGAATATTCCTTGTACGGTGCGCCGCCCGTCTTCGTCCCGAGAATCAGCGGCTTGCCGAACCCGATCAGGCCGGCGGGCCGTTGCAGATCAATGGTGACTGTCACATCACGAATAGGCAACTTGATCACCCCTCATATTGAATTTCCGCGGACTCGATGAAATAGCCCGCGTCCGGATCCGGTATCAGTTCGCTACGATTGAGCACTCGGAACCGCACGTCGCACCCGACGCGGCGCTCGTATTCGATCGTCAGAAAAACGTCCCGGTTCTGGACGTTCGTAACGTTGACGACGACGATGCCGACGTCCCGCAACGCATCGCGCCCGGCGAAATCGAAATGCTCGATGAGCGCATAGCACCGCTGGTAGGCTTCATCCGGGTCTTTCGAATGGACCGTGAACGAAAACACGACCTCGACGTGCTTTTCCTGCGTCCGCTTGAGGCCGTCCCCGGTGTCTGTGACGCTCTCTGCGCCATGCACAGACGTTTCAAGGTATGGGGAAGTCATTTTATACGTCACGAAAGGATACGGCGGAATTTGGCCCGTCTGATCGGCCATGATGACCGGTATGCCGAGCGCCGTTGCAAGCGGGCGGACGATTTCCGACCGAATCGATGCATAATCAAGCAACGGCGCTCACCCACTTTGCGAGATATTGATAAAAGTCCGCATATTCGGTGTAGTCCGCCGTTTCTTCGATCCGGTACTTTTGCCCCTTGTACACGATGTGCGATTGCATCGGGTACTGCTCCAGCGAAATGATCAGCCGATCCGCCGCCATGTATCGCCCGCCGGATTCGTACAGCGTGCGCTCCGGCACCGGCAGGATGGCCGCCTTCGTGTCCCTCGTCACGTCCCCCGGCGCATGCCAAATGCCGTCATCGTCGTAGTACCCGGGCTGGCTGGTGATGTGCTGGCACGGGACGCTGTATTTATCAATCAAGCGCGCAAAATTGTACAGTCTCGGCATGCTACACCACCTCATAGACGATCGCACGAAGCAGGTGGCCGGTGTGCACCAGCGGATTGCTCCGCCCGGTCATCTCAACGGTCATCTGGGACAGCGGCGGTTCGTTGACGTTGCGCAGGTATGTCTGCATCATCCCCTGCAGTTGTAGGCCGAGCGCATCCAGAACCGTATCTGTCGGCGTGCCCTTCCGGAACGCCTCGATCAACCACTTTTTCGCTTCTTCCAAAAACGATTTCTCGTTCTCATCGAAGCCCGCCCGGATGAATGAGCGTTCCGGAATGACGATATGCGTCGTTTCCTTCCGCAACGGGTACCCCTGCGCAGCGAACCACTTGCGCATCTTGTCGGTCACCGGAATTCGGGCGCCGAATTCATGCACCGCGCCGATCATGGCCATATCGCCGCCCATGATGCCAACCCGGATTTTTCGCTTTCCGAGCGTATCCAGTTCCTTCAGCAGTCGGGGAATACGGTTCTGGTCATGCACCCTTACGGGCATGGCAGCACATCTCGCTTGCACGCCCCGCCGGTAGGCACAAACCGGATACGCCTGTACGGTTTGAGCAGCGCGAACCACGGCGCCGTACTGCCGCCGGACGCTCCATTGATGCCACCGCCGGTCGTCCAAAGTTCAGCCGGATTGCGGAATGTCTGCTGCAACTGCCCGACGCGCTCGGATTCGACCATGCCGGCAGCCCCGCCTTCCGATCCGACGCCCGCGGTCAACACCGCCTGAATCATCATGCTGATGGCCAACTTCACGGCGGAGGGAAGAATGATGTCACCGCCCTCGTCCTTCGTGAACTCGTTTTGCGTCCACTCGACCACAAAGTCGATTGCGGCCGGCAGAAGGATGTTGAGCAGATCGTCCTTCGACGTGTCGTCAGGCGAGATGCCGAGCAAGGTTTTCAGTTCATTCAGCATCATTTTTCTTGCCGCCTCTCTTGGGCTTCGGCTGTTCTTCCGGAGGCGGAGCGACTTCGAAGGCGGACGGATCGTCAGGAGCATTTGCAACCCATTTGGCGATTCCGTTCCTTTCCCAGCGCGCTGCAACCGCAGTATCGACCTCGACGATATCGCCCGGCCTCAGCGGTTGCTTGTAAAACGTGTTCACCAACATTTCGACTTGTGCCACACCAATCACCCTTTCATCGAAAAAATACCCTGCGGAAGGTGTTTTCCCGCAGGGTCAAATCCTTACGGCGAAGCCGGCGGCGTCAGGACCGAGAACATGAACCGGGTGTTTTCGTCCCGATCCAATTGGTTGATCGGGTTCGGGATTTGCCACGCCAAACGCATCACGCAGCGCAGCGCCACCATGTCCTGCTGGGCGAGGTTGTACACGATCTCGCCCGTGGCCGGGTCTTGGATGACGGCTTCGGTCAGGATTTTGTACGTCATATCCTGCCGGATCGAGTAAACCAGCTGCCGCCAATCGCCCGCGATCAGCAGCGACTTCGACGGATCGACACTTCCGTTCTGCGGGAAGATCATCGGTTCGCCGTCCAGCTGGTACCGGGTTCCTTCCTGCATCGTCGCCTTGAAAATCGGCTGTCCGTCGGTGTCACGCAGGCCGCGCAGCTTCGCACGCATGGACATCGCGGCTACATGGCCATTGACCATGAATCCGGACTGTTCGACCAGGTCGATCACGCCGCCCTCGGCCATGATGTCGTCGTACAGGTCATTGCCCGTTCCGAGCGCGACAACCTTACCTTTGGCCGTAGCCTGCGTCACGATGCCATCCGGCCACGTCGCCGGCTTGTTCGTGCCGTAAAGCACAGCGGCGTCGAACACTTCGCCGAATGCGGCCTCGATCCGCGGCCGGATTTGGCCCCAGATGTCATATTCGCTGTCGTCCAAAACGGCCTCCGGAATCGGCACAATGACTGCGATTTCCTCGGCCTCGAGAAATTTGTTTTTCCAGTCGACCTTCGTCGTCTGTTTCGTGCCGGTGTCGCCGTTCACAAAGTAAGCCATCGGCAGGCTATTCAGGACCGGCATGCGCTTTTGCTTCGCCGTCATGTTCGGCAGGCGCGTGCCGAGCTGCATGACAGCCGACATTTGAGGTACGCCTTGAATGATTTCGTTTGCGACTTCGACGGGGATCAGAGCTTCCGCGTCGGTACGCTGAATGACGTTCACTGCCATTGTTCAATCACTCTCCACAAATGAAATTAGCGCCCCAGGGCGCCTCTAATGAGATCGTTCATTGAAAAACCGGCTTTTCCGCCGGCTCCGTCGCCGGGTGGCTTCCTACCGCCGGCAGCCATGCGCTTCGTGACTTCTTCGGAAACAGCGGCATCCCACAGCTTCTTGAAGTCCTCGATGCGCCTTTTCGTGTCGTCGACGTCGTCGCCGAGCACGAACGGCTTGAACGTGATCGGCAACTGCGCGGCTGCCAGAAGGTTTGTCGCTTCCAGTTCGACCGTCTGCCGCTTCAGGGCTGCTTCCTTCTCGAAAAGTTCCCGGCGCTGTTTTTCAAGCTCGTATTTGGCCCGCTCTTCCTCGGTCATCTTCTCCTTGAGCAGGGCATCTTTCTCCTGCTCCAGCTGTTTGAGCTGCTTGACGTACTGCGTGCGGACCCGGTCCTCCGCGGACTGGATTTGCTTCTGCAGCCAGGCTTCCATTTCCGGTGTCGGTTGAAAACTCGTCTGACCGCCAGAATCGCCTCCTGCGCCGCCTTTATCCGCGCCAGTACCTGCACCATTCCCCTGGCCGCCTTGTTGGCCCTGTTCGGCTCCTGCGCCGCCAGTTCCCCCACCTTGGCCACCATCTGCCGCGAAAGCCGGCGTAAATTTCAACAGATCGACAAACATGCGCAATCCTCCATTTCGAGTTCGGCCATGCCCGCGCCCTGCGTTTGAGTTCGCTGACACCCGCCCTCAAGGTTTTTGTGAAATAAAAAAGCCACTCATTTGAGCAGCTCGCGAAACGCGTCTTGTTCTTTTTCTTTCTCTTGCTCGAAGGCTTCTGACATAGAAAGTGCTGTTCTTTCATGAATTTGAATGACCCTTTCTTTAAATTTGTCGCCATCAAACCTTATTCCCAGTTTTTCGTACCGTGTTTTCATCTCAGCGACAAAATTATCCATGCGGATAATAATTTTATGTTCTGGCCCGAGGTATCTAGATAACAATACTCCCGTTGCTAGGTTTTCTAGGCTACTGACATTCATGTTCATTCACCCTTTCTGCATCTTTAGCAATATTTTATCATAAATCACTTCCGTAACCTTTCCTTCTTCCACTCTTCGAACGTCAAATCCGCTAATTCTTTGTGCTCTTTCCGCTGAATTTCGCCGATCCGATACGTCGCGAAGCAACGGCAATTGATGTCGTGTGCGGCGACGCCAGTGTTTCCTGGCGCTTTCCCTTTCCCACCGCCCGGCCGCAGTTCGAAATCTTCATCCGCTCGCACTTCCTGTCCGTCCATCGCGCGATGGTTGGCCGCCGCTGTACGCCGCACTTTTTCGTCATGGAGACTGTTCCACTTTTTCAGCATGACAACGCCCTGCTCTGTCGCATGCTGCGCGCTAGCGAGCGTCGCAGCCTCCTGTATCCGGTGCGCTTCCGTCCGGACGATCCGAATCGTGTCCGCATGGCTCGTGTTCAGCACTTCCTTGACGCTGTCCGTCATCTTCCGCATCGTGCTTCCCTCGACCAGATTGGCCGTGATGCGGCGGAACATCTCGTCTGCCGTCTGCTTCCTCAGTTGGGACAATCGGCCTTTCAGCGGACGGCCGCCGATCGGCTCATCAATGATTCGATCGATGCGGTCAGCTGGAATTGCTCGGTACGCCAACCGCGCCCGGCTCTCCTTTTCGATCGCCCAGGCCATCCATTCGTAGGAATGCGAATACGACGACCGCAGAAGCTTCTTGATCGCCCGCTGATTCTTCACGCTCATCTGATCAACTTGGTCCAGAATCCGGCGTTCCAGCTTGCGAAGGCGAGAATATTTCGCCATGTCAGCGTAAGTAAGCTTCCCGTCGGTCTCCAGCTTCGCGTACAGCAGTCCGATCTCCGAAATGATGCCATGCAGCGCGATTTCGAAGTTCCGACGAATCTGTGCTTCAGTCATGGCCGTCTGCTCTTCGTTCGTTTTGCGGAGCTCGTCTTCGTACTTGTCCAGACTCATACTTCATCGCCCTCGTCCAACTCCAGGTCAGGGATCTCATCCCGCTCTTTCCGCATGAGTTCCATTTCGTACTGCGCGTCATCGACGAACGAAAGCTGGCTAAGCCGCGTCTGCTCGCTGACCATGCCCTTGAGTTGCTGCGTCGCTTGCGCTTCATAGAGCAGATCTTTCGGGAAATTCCGCTTGAATTCGTACCACACGTTAAGCGGATCGAACTGCAGCGACGGCTTTTTCATGTTCCACGGTCTGGCGAGCAGCTCGAACATGCGCTTGCTGGCCGAGCGGAATTTGTTCTCGAAGAAGCCGGTTTTCATTTCAAGGCCCAGCAGCTTATATTTGCGCGCTTCACCGGACTGCGAACCGCTGCCGAACGCCTCGTCGGAAAGGTCGGGAGTCTTTGAAAACCGGTAGATGTTGTCATGAAGCCTGTCCAAATGATGTTCGACAATGTCGTCATCCAGCTGCTTCGTGATGAATTTGATATCGCCGCCATCTGGGATGTTGAACGCTCCAGTCTTGCGTGCTTCATTCAGCGTCTCCTCGTCGATCTGGCCGCCGATAAACGCCATATATGCAAGGCGGAAAGCCTCGATCTCGCTGTTGACATCTGACATGGTGCGGTCAA